TCCAAAGAGCATTACAAAAGAATCCTTATTGTTTAACAGAAAGTATAGCATGTAAGTATAACTGAAGTCAACCTACTTATGACTACAAAACTTTAAATACTTTAAATAAAATTTACTCTTGCATTATTTGTAGAACCTGCTACCCTAGTATACTACTAGTATATACTAATGGTAACTACTATTAGTTTTCTTTAGGTAAGTAGTTTTACTGTAGTATGTACTAATAGTATGTACTAGTAGTATGTACTTAGGCCTTCCGCCCAGTTCACTACCCCACACCTTACACCTGTATATGCCTGAGAGCTTCTATTTGCCCCTCTACAGGCCCACCTCTCTTTTTTAGGTATGTCGGGTTACCTCAGGTGTACAGAAGCACTCTACTGGGCTTATTTTTGCACCCTGATAAAAACTATTAGAAAATCTTTTGGTGTATTGTACATATAGAGTGATGCCCCGTGACCCCCTTGCCGACCCCTAACGTGATCACAAAAGTTATACCCCGCCCCTAATTGTGATCACAAACGTATAATACGTCAGGATTACTGACCTTTTATGTGATCACACACGTATTTAGTTCAATGATAAACCAAAAGTAGTTCAATGTTAAACTATCTCGGGGCAATACAATAATAGGTAAACAAAACTGACCTATCCATTTGAACACAAACGTAAATACGTCAACACTTCTGACCTATTGATTGTTATATTATATAGTATACCTTACAAGGATACTTAGGTTATACATACCGATACAATAAAAGAATGTAACGAAAACAATGCTTTATAAAATAGTTTGTACAAAAGTGAAAATAATACTTGCATTCTGTTTTTATTTAATGCCAAGGTTATTACATCGAAACACACAATGGAGTTAACAAAATGGTTATAGAAACTTTTGAACTTCCATCCTTTTGGGCAAGTGCACTTATTAATGGTGACGCAAGTGGTCTAAGTGATGAGGATGAGAAAAAACTAGACGCCTTTACAGACTTTATGACTGAGGAATATGGATCATGTTGGGCTATTGACTGCACAAATGATCCCCACTTTAAAAGATACCATGACGCCACAAGGTTTGGTGTTCTTGCATGCGATGTCTTGGACTTCACATTTGACGTCAGCAAAACCTCGAAAGGGTAAAACAAAATGTATGAAATATTGCGGGTAAAAAATGAAAACAATGCCACTGTTTACCATATAGTAGAAGATAGCTGCATTCAAGAGTTTTGGACATATAAAGAGGCGAAAGAATACCTAGATGCTGTTAATAAACACTTTGATGCTCATGTACAGCACTTGTTGGCAAAGTTTGAATGATTGTTGCTTTATCGGGTACACTCATGTCAGGGTGTACCTAGATAAACCAACTGACCTTGAAAGGGTAAAACAAAATGGAAAACGCATCTGACTATAATCTTGATGACATGGTTGCTTCATGGGCTGTGGAAATATTCGAACAAACTGAAGCCCGTGATGATGGTATGGACCTTGTGCACCAGTACGCAGACGGTAGTGAGTGGGTCATATACGATGGTAAATCACATGATCTTTGCCGTAATTGTAACACTGACCAAGGTGAGGATTTCTTAGCTGAATGTTACCCTGACAATAACCTAAGCTATAATGAAATGGCTTCAGCTATAGCTTTCGGTGAGATACAGGCTCGACTAGCTCAGGCTGTTGAGGGTCTATACGAAATGCAATCTGAATTGCTTAACTAATAGGAAGGGTAAAACAAAATGGACTATTCAAACGAACCCCATTATTTAGGTAGGTTGGTGGCTGAAAGACATGCTAATCAACTAGACTTTGATGTAGAGGCTGCGATAGCATCCTTTTATTATGACCCGCCAGACAGCCCATTTCAGCAAGGATATTTAAAAGGTCTATTGAAATGTGGTTATGCAACAACCAAGTAACTTTTATAGGTAAGGATAAGACAATGGAATATAACGCATATTTTCAAGAAGAATTACAGTTAAACCATGAGCCTAGTCTAAACCATTGGGCGCATCTCATAGCAGAAGGTGAGATGCAAAACGGTGAGCACAAAAGCTACGATTGCGAATATGAGGAAGCATGGTACTTTTTAGATGCTGAATATAATTACAATTATGAATACAGGGAAGGATAAGACAATGATGGATAAGGAAACATTACAGGCAAGACTTGAAGGTCTACAGAAGGATAACAAACGACTGTTAGACAGGTATGGGGACGGTGTGAGGCCTTCGTGGGTCTCCACTGATATAGCTATCAACTCACAAAGGATTAAGGATACACTGGAAGAAATCAGACAGCTAGACAGTGAGTGGTCTGGCGGCTATGGTAAGGGGCCGATCTAGTATGTTGCTAAGGTATTTTATTAGGGTAGGTATAGCTTTATCGGTCCTAGTTAATGTGATACTAGGTGGTGAAAGTAACCAGACATTCAGTGCTAGAAACTGGCAGTGGAGCAAGGATGGTAGACCGAATGCGGTCTGGCTTATTGACAAGGTGCTAGGTGTTGGTCACTGTGTGCAGTGTTGGGTTTATTGGAAAGTAAGAGAAGGGAAATGGTGATGAGTGTTAGAAGTTGGTACGAAACTTTCGTTGTAGAAGTAGGCACTAAAGAAATATTTGTGGATGCCTACGGCTCAGATAACAGAGAGCCTGAGTTCAAGGTTGAGGCTGGTACAGACTGGGAAGGTTTCCCTGTGCCTCTATCAGACCAGGAACAGGCGGCAGCTATCGGATGGGTAAGGAAAAACTATGGCATATGAATGGCAGTATATAGATGACGTTATCAGAGCCACGGAGAGAGCCTTGGATGATGCTATATGGGATGACTTGGACCCTACCTACCTAGAGATAAAACTTAATAGCCTGAGGGCAGCTAAGAGTGTAGGGGAACAGTATGTCACAAGCTGGTGATGTAGTATGGACTATCATTGTAATAACAGTACTGATAAGGACCGATCTATTGCTCGTAGGTTTTTATCACATACTTAAAACTTTACGGTTGACAGATTAGAAGGTGGCTGTATACTACAGCTTGTCTGTCCCAGTGGTACATCTACTATTAGTATATAACTAGAAGGATAAAACAATATGGTAGAAAATGATAACGAGTATGAGATACCACACCAACCCTGTCCCTTTGAGGATTGTGGTAGTAGTGATGCCTTCTCGTACAACACAGAGAAGATGACAGGCTTTTGTTTTGCCTGTGATAGAGGCTACCCACGCAGTGGGATGAAGTTAACCGAGTGGGCCAGAGATACATACCCACTACAAGAGAGAGAAGGACAGGCTATGAGTGTAGCACCCACAACTGAGTTACTAACAGCTGAAACAAGACCCTATCGGGGTATCCGTGAGGACACCATGAATTTCTTTGGTGTGCAGACACTGGTAGGTCAGGATGGAGAAGCTAAGAAACAAGCCTACATCTACCCATCTGGTGGACGTAAGATAAGGTCAATGCCTAAAGCATTCCACACGGAGGCAGGGTTCAGGGGTGATGAGTTGTTTGGTATGGACAGGTTCAATGCTGGATCATCAAGGGTTGTTGTAGTCACTGAAGGTGAGGTGGACACACTGTCATCCTTTCAAATGTTAGAGAAAAAGTACCCTGTAGTATCCCTACCTTCAGCCTCACCTAGTAAAAAGCTATGGCAAGGTGATGCCAAGACATGGCTCGACAGTTTCGAAAAGATTATCCTGTCTGTTGATACTGACGATGCAGGTAATGGTGTAGCAGATAAGATAGCTAACCTGTTTCCTAACAAAGTGTACCGTATACCCCATGACAAGTACAAGGATGCTAATGAGTTCTTACAGGCAGGGGCAGGTCAGGCATACCGATCAGCATTCTACAATGCCAAGAAGTATACACCACAGAACGTATGGAATACACCTGAGCAGTTCTTGGGTATCCTCCATGAAGAGGACGATGCAACTTACCTACCCACAGGTATCTCAGCCTTTGATGAGGTAGCCTTGGGTCTTATGCAAGGACACCTGACTGTGTTCCAAGCACCTGAGGGTATAGGTAAGACTGAGTTCATGCGGTACTTGGAGTATCACTTCCTGTCTAAACACACAGATGTACCGATAGCTATATGCCACCTTGAAGAAACAAAGAAACGTGGTCTGTTGGGCCTTGTGTCTTACAAGTTATCAAAGGACTTGACACGTAAAGACTTGATCGACGAGGCTGAGATGGCTGAAGAGGTTGACCAAGCCTTGATTGAATTGACTGAGAAGGAGAACCTCTACCAGTTTACTATCGGTGTAGACGAAGACCCAATGGAGATACTCAACCGCATCCGTTACTTCAGCCAGGCATGTGGTGTGAAGTATGTATTCTTTGAGCCTATCCAAGACTTGGCTTACTCAAGACAGACAGATGAGAGTATTGAGAAGTGGCTGTCTGCCCTGTCAGTACAGCTGTCACGTATGTCAGCTGAGTTGAATGTAGGTATCGTTACGATTGCCCACGAGAATGATGACGGACAGATCAGAGATTGTCGTACCATTGGCAAGAGGGCTAGTGTTGTAGTCAAACTTGAACGTGACAAGATGTCTGAGGATGATGAGGATCGTAACACTACAAAGCTACTGGTCACCAAGAACAGACCAGCTGGTACAACAGGACATGCAGGGTCACTATCATTTGATTCAGATAGCTTCACCCTCAAAGAGAAGTTTGATAGGTTCGCATGATAGTAGTGATCCTTTTGATGACTTCACACACTGGATAGGAGAAATAAAATGACACACGAAGTACCAGTAAATTTCGAAGACTTCTCAGTAGTAACTGAAATGTATAGGGGAGAGGGTGTGATGACTACTGAACTTATATATGTAGGATCACATGATGGTTGGGAAAAAATCGAAAAGAACTATGCGGCCTATGATCTTGACTTTACATTTATTGATGCTGTCATAATACCTACTGAAGAATCTTTTGAGGGTACACTAGGTACAGTGATCCGAACGTATGTACGCAGATGATAGGTTCGCATGATATGCAGTTACAGTTCACCTTTGTAGATAACACCATGAAGATGTGTAGTAAATGTAAGGAGACTAAGTTACTTGATATGTTTAGTCGTGATAAAGGTACAAAGGATGGTTATCGCAGTAATTGTAAACTTTGTACTAAAGCTTACAGAGAATCTAACAAAGAGAAGATAGCTGAGATAAATAAAGCTTACTACGAATCTAACAAAGAGAAGATAGCTGAGAGGGGAAAAGATTACAGAGAAGCTAACAAAGATAAGATTGCTGACAGGAGAAAAGCTTACAGAGAAGCTAACAAGGAGAGGTTAAAAGCTTACTACGAAGCTAACAAAGAGAAGATAGCTGAGAGGGGAAAAGATTACAGAGAAGCTAACAGGGAAAGGTATAATGAGATTTATTCCCGTAGACGGGCAAGGAAACGTAAAGCCATACCTAAGTTCCTTCGTAACTGTGAGGTAGAAAGGAAAAGAATAAGAGATATATTTAAGTTAAGACGAGTTATCTCTGAGGCTACAGGTATTGAACACCATGTAGACCACATGTGGCCTTTATCTAAAGGTGGGCCTCACTGGTCAGGTAACTTACAGATACTCACAGCAACAGAGAACTTGAGTAAGAGAGATAGTGTTTGTAAGTTGACCAAGAAGAACATCAAGGCTAGTCTCAAGATAGCTAGAAAGGAATACCTCAATGAAGATAACAGCAATGGACATAGAGACTGACAGCCTAGCTGCTACCCACATCTGGGTTGTTGTAGCCAAGGATGTTAACACAAAGGTAGTTGATGTGTTCAAGCACCTCGACAGTGACCCAGATGAGGTTACACGGTTCAAGGACTACTGCTCTGGATATGATAAGTTTGTGTTCCACAACGGCATTGGCTTCGATG